CCTAAAAATAGCCCCGGCGGGACTTTTAGAAGAAACTTTTCACTTTGCGGCGGTTAATGCCCCCTATAAACTACCCTTGAAGGGAGACAAACTGTGGCTACTCGTCGAGATAGTGAATCAGAAGAGAAGCAAACTCGGCGCAGACCGGCCACAACTCCTGAAGGACGAGAGAACCAACTAGTTGGCATCGCCGTTGAGCTCGCTGAAAAGCAGCTTAGGGAGGGAAACGCCTCTGCGCAGGTGATCACTCACTTCTTGAAGCTTGGTTCTTCCCGAGAGCAGTTAGAACAAAGAAGGTTGGCTCTCGAGAACAAGCTTACAGAAGCGAAGATCGAATCGCTCTCGTCGCAGGCGCGCATGGAAGAGCTGTACGGGAGGGCCATCAGCGCAATGCGTGCTTATGGCGGCCAAGAGGTGCCGGAAGAGTCAGACTATGAGGATTAGAACTTACTCCGAACTACGAAGACTCGAAACTCTCGAAGAGCGATTCCTGTATCTTGTACTTCGGGGACATGTCGGCCGATCGACTTTCGGGTTTGATCGATACGTCAATCAGGCGTTCTACACATCGACCCAGTGGAAGCACATTCGTCATGAAGTCATTGTTCGGGACAACGCTTGTGACTTAGGTGTTGAAGGTTACGAGATTCACAACCGTCTCCTTATCCACCACATGAATCCGATGACAGTAGATGACATCGCAAACGGAGATCCGAGAATTCTAGATCCAGAGTTCCTGATCACAACCACGCACACGACCCATAACGCCATTCACTTCGGCAACGATCGGCTACTTCCCCGGCCGGTCGCTGAACGTCGACGTGGCGACACCAACCTTTGGTAAGGAGGTATTGATGGACCCGCTTCGTGGTTGTGACTACTCACACGCACGTCCAACCAAAGCGCAGTTGGATCGCGATCAGCTTTCGTTCGCGGTTCGTTACATCATCGACAAGGACCGAGATAAAGGAAAGCGTCTCCAGCTTCCGGAAGCACAACAACTCACCTCGTGGGGCCGGAAGATCGTCTGCAATTTCGAATTCTTGATCGGTCGAATGTCCGCCGGCTACGCTGCTGGCGTTGAGGACGCCAAGACCTCTCTCGCCGAGATGCGCTATCTTGGCGTACCCAAGGGACGACCTTGCTACTTCTCTGACGACACGGGAAGTACTCCAGCTAGTGCTGTGGTGGCGTATCTGCGTGGCGCTGCGAGTGTCATGACACCGGCGGGATACGAAACCGGCGTCTACGGTGGTCTCAACACAATCACCACGGCGTACAACGCCGGCTTCCGATGGTTGTGGCAAACCTACGCGTGGTCGACCCGCAACGGTCTCGTGGTTTGGCATCCCGAAACCACATTGAGGCAGGTTCGCAACAACGCATTCTCTGATTGGAGCGGAGACCTTGACTACGCGCAAGTCTCCGACTTCGGACAGTGGGACACCGACGGAAACACATCACAGGAGGACGACATGGGAGCACTTGACGAGGTCATCGTCATCGGTACGGACATCGCCAACCTCTCCGGCAACTACGTGCAGGCTGGTCAGAAGATCCCATTGGGGCGCTTCCTTCAGCTCATCTTCAGCCACAACGAGCGTGACTTCCAGTCAGGCCTCGCCAACAAGAAGGCCATCACGGCGGTGGCTGCTGAGGTGCACGCCGTCAACACCGAGCTCGCCGCGGTGAAGGAGCTTCTGCTCAAGGGCGACGGCGATCCCGACATCGCAACCTTCGTCGCCAAGATCGAAGAGGAGGCGAACAAGACGCGCCTCTACGCCGAGGAGCTCATCAAGAAGGACAAGGCCGCCGAGACCAAGCAGGCCAAGCTCGTTGGCGAGGCCTGGCTGGCCAGCATCGTCGAGTAGCTCGGCTAACTGAGAAAGGCGTCCCACGTGACGAGCATTCTTATCGACGTCAAGAAGACGTTGGGCATTGACCAAGCCTATGGGGCTTTCGACCTCGACATCCTGATGCACATCAACACGGCGTTCGCAACGCTTAACCAGTTGGGCATCGGACCGGACGATGGCTTCATGATCGAGGATGAGACTCCGGAATGGGACGCTTTTCTCGGCGACGACCTGAAGCTCAACTCGGTCAAGACTTACATCTACCTCAGCGTTCGGTTGGTTTTCGATCCACCGACAACGTCGTACCTCATCGACTCACTCCGCAATCAGTTGAATGAACTGACTTGGCGGATCAACACGTACAGGGAGGGTTCGGCATGGGTGGACCCGGATCCGCCGGCACCGGAGGAGCCGTAGACGAATTCCTTGAGCACTTCGGTGTCAAGGGAATGCGATGGGGTGTCAGAAAGAGGTCAGAAGCCCCTGCTTCAGCAGACGTTCAGCGAGTCAGGACTATCCAGTCCAAGATCAAGCGTGGCAAAACTGATGCTCTCTCGAACAAGGAGCTTCAGGATCTTGTTACACGTATGAACTTGGAACAGCAGTATGGTCGAATGATTTCTGAATCAGCGAAGAGACGGCGCGAGACCAACAAGTTCATAGCCGACACGCTCGTCGATATCGGAAAGATTCCGGCGGTAAGAGCCGGCGCCTCTTTCGCGGCCAAGAAGGTTGCGTCAGTCCTACTCAGCAGGTAGAGGAGACATCAGCATGGATGTTCAGCAGTACAGGGCGACTCGAGACGCGGCAAACCAGACCGTCCCCAAGGGCGACTGGGTCGGCAAGCCAGCCATTCCGGCTTCGACCGTCGCGGCCACCAACACGTCCGAGCACCCGATGTGGGTCGAGATCGCCGGCGGTACGGTCACGGTGGTCAAGGTCGACGGCGTCACCATCGGCGCCCGGGTCGTCGGCGCATTCCTCGTGCGCCCGGGAAGCACCATCGCGATCACCTACAGCGTCGCGCCCACCTGGCAGTGGTTCTACCAGCTGTAACAGCAGAGGGGAGGGTTGGCGATGGCGCTATCAAACAAGGCGGTTCCGACTTACTACGGTCAGTTCCGTGATGCGGTAATACATGGTGAGATCCCTGTGAATCGGGAAATCGCGATGGAGATGAATCGCATTGATGCGCTAATCGCCAATCCGAGCATCTACTACGACGACAAAGCGGTCGAGGGATTCATCCTTTACTGCGAGAACGAACTTACGCTCACCGACGGCAGCGACCTTCATCTGTTGCCGTCGTTCAAGCTGTGGGCCGAGCAAATCTTCGGTTGGTATTACTACGTAGACCGAAGCGTGTACGTCCCTTCGACTGGCGATCATGGCGGACACTACGTCACTAAGTCGGTTAAGAAGCGGCTGACAACAAAGCAATACCTGATCGTCGCCAGAGGTGCCGCTAAGTCGATGTACGCGTCGTGCATTCAAAGTTACTTCTTGAACGTCGACACGGCCACAACGCACCAGATCACAACGTCACCCACGATGAAGCAAGCCGACGAAGTTATGTCGCCTATTCGAACAGCGATCACTCGAAGCCGAGGACCACTCTTCGCCTTTCTCACCGAAGGCTCTTTGCAGAACACGACCGGCTCCAGAGCCAATCGAGTCAAGCTTGCTTCAACCAAAAAGGGCGTCGAGAACTTTCTAACCGGATCGCTACTCGAAGTTCGACCGATGTCGATCAATAAACTGCAGGGGCTACGCCCAAAGGTTTCCACGGTTGACGAGTGGCTTTCCGGCGACATCAGAGAAGACGTGGTTGGCGCCGTTGAGCAGGGAGCTTCGAAGCTTGATGACTATTTGATCGTCGCCATCAGCTCAGAAGGAACCGTTCGAAACGGTAGTGGCGATACCATCAAAATGGAACTAGCTGACATTCTCAAGGGTGACTACCTTGCGCCGCACGTTTCGATATGGCACTACAAACTGGACGAACTGGAGGAAGTTAGCAATCCTGCTACCTGGCCAAAGGCAAATCCAAACATTGGAAAGACGGTCACGTACGAAACGTACCAACTAGACGTCGAAAGGGCCGAGAAAGCACCAGCGTCTAGGAATGACATTCTTGCTAAGCGATTTGGAATCCCGATGGAGGGCTACACGTACTTCTTCACATACGAGGAGACGTTACCCCACCGTCCGAGAGAGTTCTGGGAGATGCCGTGTTCTCTTGGGGCAGACCTTTCGCAAGGCGATGACTTCTGCGCCTTCACTTTCTTGTTTCCACTTCGCCAAGGCTTCGGTGTAAAGACTCGAAGTTACATCACGTCTTTGACGTTGATGAAACTGCCCGGAGCAATGCGACACAAGTACGAAGAGTTCATCGAAGAGGGAAGCCTCCACGTGCTCGAGGGTACGATCCTCAACATGATGGAGGTCTACGACGATCTGGATCGCTTCATCGAGGAACAAAGGTTTGACGTTCGAACTTTTGGTTTTGACCCCTATAACGCCAAAGAATTCGTAACTCGATGGGAAGCCGAGAACGGACCATTTGGTATTGAGAAAGTGATTCAGGGCGCGAAGACCGAATCGGTTCCACTGGGCGAACTCAAGATCCTTAGCGAAGAACGCCTCCTGATCTTCGATCAGTCTCTCATGCAGTTCGCTATGGGTAATGCCATCACGCTTGAGGACACGAATGGAAACCGTAAGCTTCTGAAGAAGCGACAGGAAGAAAAGATCGACAACGTGTCAGCGTTGCTGGACGGCTATGTGGCGTACAAAGCGAATAAGGAGGCATTCGAGTGATATATTTGCCTGGAGGGGGGTGACCATGGCAACGATTGGCTCACGACTAAACCAATTCAAGCACGCCTGGAACGCGTTCTTGAATTTCGAGAGATTCATGACTCCAAGAGACATCGGAGCTAGCTACGGCATACGCCCCGATAGGATTCGACTGAACGTCTCGAACGAGCGGTCAATCATCTCATCAGTCTACACCCGTTTGGGTATTGATGTTGCCGGCGTTGATATTCGACATGTTCGGCAGGACGACAACAAGCGATACCTTTCGGATGTGGATAGTGGTTTGAACAACTGTCTCACTCTCGAAGCGAATCTCGATCAAGCAGCACGAGCTTTTCGGCAGGACATCGCGACAACATTGTTCGATCGAGGTGTCGCGGCGATTGTTCCTGTGGATACGTCGATCAATCCCTCTGAATCCGGTTCATTCGACATCAGGACGCTTCGGGTCGGCGAGGTTGTTGCATGGTACCCCAAACATGTTCGCGTCAACGTCTACAATGAGGCAATAGGTCGTCGAGAAGAAATTACGCTGGAGAAGAAGTTCGTAGCCATCGTTGAGAATCCGCTCTACGCGGTGATGAACGAGCCGAGCTCAACTCTACAACGACTTATCCGAAAGCTGAACCTGCTCGATGCCGTAGACGAGCAGTCTAGCTCAGGCCGCCTCGACATGATCATCCAACTTCCTTATGTGATTAAGTCTGAAGCCCGTCGGCAACAGGCAATTCAACGTAAGACTGACATCGAATTCCAGCTGAAGGGCAGTCAGTACGGTATCGCCTACACGGACGCTACCGAGAAGATCACTCAGCTGAATCGTCCCTCAGAGAACAACTTGCTCACCCAAATTGAGTTTCTGACTTCGATGCTGTATTCACAGCTTGGGTTGACCAAGGAAGTTATGGACGGCACGGCCGACGAGAAGGCCATGCTGAACTACTTCAACCGAACAATCGAGCCGATCGTCTCGGCTGTCGTCGAGGCAATGCGTCGGTCCTTCCTGACGAAGACTGCTCGCTCTCAGAACCAGAACATCATGTTCTTCCGCGACCCATTCAAGTTGATTCCGATCAACGACATCGCGGAAATCGCAGACAAGTTCACTCGAAACGAGATCCTGTCCGGAAACGAGATGCGAGCCATCATCGGAGTCAAGCCTTCAACAGATCCGAAGGCCGATCAGCTTCGAAACAGCAACATGCCAGCTCCGTCGGAGTCGGCACCTCAGAAATCAATCAACGAGGGAGGAGACAGCCAAAATGGAAGCACCTGACTTTGGTGGATACGCCACGAAGGCTGGGCTCAAGTGCTCCGACGGTCGGACCATCACGCCCGAGGCTTTCCAGCACATGAACGGCAAGAAGGTTCCGCTGGTCTGGCAACACGGGCACAACGACACGGAGAACGTGCTCGGCCACGTCATGCTCGAAGCTCGGAAGGACGGCGTTTACGCCCACGGCTTCTTCAACAGCACCAAATCCGGCCAGAACGCTAAGGCTCTGGTCGAGCACAAAGACATCAACGCGCTGTCCATCTGGGCCAACCAGTTGGTGGAGAAGTCCAAGAATGTCCTCCATGGCATGATCAAGGAGGTCAGTCTGGTTCTCTCGGGTGCCAATCCCGGCGCTCTGATCGACTTCGTCGCCATTGAGCACGCCGACGGCGGTTCGGAGACTCTCACGGACGAGGCGGTCATCTACACGGGTCTGGTTCTGGAACACGGGGACAAGACCTACGGGACCCGCTCGACCACCACGACGCAGGAACTTCGTGATGGTCAGGTCGTCAGCACTCGCAAGAACACCAGCGAGACGGAGACCACCATCACCGAGAACGAGCAAGCCTCTCTGGCTTACTCGGATCTCGAGCACGCCAAGACCAACAAGACGGTCAAGGAGATCTACGACAGTCTCGGCGAAGAAGAGAAGAACGTCGTGAATTACATGATCGGCGTGGCTCTCGAAGGAGCCGGCGCAAAGCACTCCGAAGTCCCCAACGGCGAGGGCGACCTCAAGCACAAGGAAGGACAAGAAGTCGTGACAAACGTCTTCGAGCAGAAGAACGCCCCGTCGGTGGAGAAGCACATTCTCTCGCACGACGACATGAAGGGGATCGTTGCCGACGCCATCAAGAACGGTTCTCTCAAGGAGGCCGTCCAGGACTACGCGCTGAAGCACGGCATCGAGAACATCGAGGTGATGTTCCCGGACGCGAAGAACCTCACCGATCGGCCGGAGTTCAACAAGCGGCGAACTGAGTGGGTCGCCGGCGTTCTCGGCGGCACGCGCCACACCCCGTTCTCGCGAATCAAGTCCCTCGTCGCGGACCTGACCTTCGAGGATGCCCGGGCCAAGGGCTACATCAAGGGCAACCTGAAGAAGGAGGAGTTCTTCTCCGTCTCGAAGCGGGTCACGACGCCGACGACGGTCTACAAGAAGCAGAAGCTGGACCGCGACGACATGGTCGACATCACGGACTTCGACGTGGTGGCGTGGCTGAAGATGGAAATGCGCATGATGCTCGAAGAGGAGATCGCGCGCGCCATCCTCATCGGTGACGGTCGGGCCGTGGACGACGACGACAAGATCAAGGATCCCGCGGGTTCCACCGAGGGCGCCGGCATCCGAGCGATCGTCAACGAGCACGAGCTCTACGCGACCACCGTGAACGTGAACCTCAGCGACGCGAACTCGGACTACAACGAGGCCGTCGAGGCGATCCTGCGAGCCCGTCGGTTCTACAAGGGCACCGGCATGCCGACGCTCTACACCACCGAGCAGTACCTCGTCGAGATGCTGCTGTCGAAGGACGGCTTCGGTCGTCGTCGGTGGAACAACACGGCGGAGCTGGCTACGGCTCTTCGCGTGGCGGACGTCGTCGCCGTCGAGGTCATGGAAGACGTCGTCGACCTGTTCGGCATCGTCGTCAACCTGGCCGACTACAACATCGGCGCGGATCGCGGCGGCGAGGTCAACCTGTTCGACGACTTCGACATCGACTACAACCAGCACAAGTACCTGATCGAGACGCGCGTCTCTGGCGCTCTCGTGAAGATCAAGTCTGCGCTGATCGTCCGCAAGGTCGCAGCCGCCGACGTCCTGGTCGACCCGATCACCGAGCCCACCTTCGTCGAGTCCACCGGCGTGGTCACGATCCCGACGCAGACCGGCGTCACCTACAAGAACGCGGACACGCTCGCCACGCTCTCCGCGGGTGCTCAGGCTCCTCTGGCCGCTGGCGCCTCGCTCCACGTCAAGGCTTTCCCGAACACCAACTTCTACTTCGCGACCAACGCGCAGGACGAGTGGACGTTCACTCGCCCGGCTGCCTGATAAGCAGCTAGCGCCATGGCAAAGTTCTTTGGTGTAATCGGCTATGGCGTATCTGTGGAGACAACTCCCGGGGTTTGGCAGGATCAGATCACAGAGCGCACATATTTCGGCGATGTGGTTCGAAACACGCGAAGGCTCCAGGAGGGTGAGAATCTTAACAACGATCTCACTGTAAACAACTCCATTAGTATCGTCGCGGACGCGTATGCCAACGAACACTTCTTTGCCATGCGATACATCAGTTGGGCGGGGGCTTTGTGGACGGTAAGTGACGTCGAAGTGCAGAGTCCCCGCCTTCTGTTGCGGTTGGGGGGTAGGTACAATGGACCGGTTGCTCCTCCAGACTGAGTTGGAAACTCTTCTCGGAAGCCCCAACGTATATTTCCAACCCCCAAACAACCTGGCAATGCAGTATCCCTGCATCGTTTACAAGCGAGATGCGGCGGATACCAAGTTCGCGGACAACGCGCCGTACAGTTACACCAAGCGATACCAGGTAACTGTCATCGACAAGAATCCGGATAGCCTTATTCCGGACAAAGTCGCCGCCCTGCCGTTGTGTGTCTTCAACCGACACTTCACAGCAGGAAACCTGAACCACGACGTGTTCATCTTGTACTACTGAGGAGAAAGCAATGGCTGAACTTACCTGGGACGCCGTCGGTGCGCGCACATACGAGACCGGCGTCGATCATGGTGTTCTGTACATCCCCAACAGCTCCGGCGTTTATGAGGACGGTTTCGCCTGGAACGGTTTGGTGTCTGTCACCGAGTCGCCTTCCGGTGCCGAGGCCAACCCGCAGTACGCGGACAACATCAAGTACCTGAGCCTCGTCTCCGCCGAGGAGTTCGGCGCCACTCTCGAAGCTTTCACCTACCCGGACGAGTTCGGGCAGTGCGACGGCACGGTTTCTCCTGAGCCCGGCGTTTCGCTCGGTCAGCAGGGCCGGAAGACCTTCGGCCTATCCTATCGTACCAAGGTCGGCAACGACCTGGATGCCGACGCCGGCTACAAGCTTCACCTCGTGTACGGCGCTCTGGCGGCTCCGTCGGAGAAGGGTTACACGACGATCAACGACTCGCCCGAGGCGATCACGTTCAGTTGGGAGATCACCACCACGCCGGTATACGCCAGCGCAAGCTACAAGCCTTCGGCGTCCATCACGATCGACTCGACCAAGGTCGACCCGGCAGACCTGGCCACCCTCGAGGACCTCCTGTACGGCACGGTGGGCACCGACGCCCAGCTGCCCGACCCTGCGACCGTCCTGGGCATCTTCGCCGGCACACTCACCGAGGTCAACATGGACCTGGTCGCCAACCAGCCGACTTTCGTCAACTCCACCGGTGTCGTCACTCTGCCCGCCGTCACTGGTGTTCAGTGGAAGATCAACGGCGTCAACAAGGCCGCCGGTGCCCAGCCGGCCATCTCTGTCGGTCAGGTTTCCGAGGTCACGGCTCACGCTCTGGCGACCTACTACCTGACCGGCGACACCGACTGGTCCTTCGAGCGCATCTAATCAAGAAAGTGAGACAGAGAGTGCTCATCGTCAATGTTGTGTTAGAAGAAGAGTACGACGAGCAGAACGAGCAGTTCCTTTACTCGACGTTCGAGTTGGAGCTTGAGCACTCTCTGGTCTCACTGTCAAAATGGGAGTCATTCTTCGAGAAGCCATTCCTCGGTAAAGGTGAAAAGACTTCGGAAGAAACTCTTTGGTACATCAAGGCCATGACTTTGACCCAAAAAGTTCCTTCGGAAGTTTACGAGAAACTGTCTGAGGACAACATCTCGTCGATTAACTCGTACGTCTCTGCCAAGATGACCGCAACCTGGTTTACCGACAACGGATCACAAAAGCAGAGTCGTGAAGTCATCACCGCTGAGATCATCTATCACTGGATGATCGCACTCAACATTCCCTTCGAGTGTCAGGACTGGCACTTGAATCGTCTGTTGACTCTTGTTCGGGTTTGTAATCAGAAGAACACGCCTCCGAAGAAGATGAGTAAGCAGGAGCTCGCGCAGAGAAACAGAGAACTCAACGCAAAGCGAAGAGCAGAACTAGGCACTTCCGGATGAGGGGAGGAACTCCACCGTGACACAGCTTTCCTGGGACGTTGTCGGACAACGTTTCTACGAGATCGGCGTGGACCGAGGCGTCCTATACGTCGACGACGTCGGTTACGCCTGGAATGGCCTCGTCTCGGTCGAGGAGAATCCCTCTGGAGGCGAAGCGAAGGCATACTACCTCGATGGTGTAAAGTACTTGAATCTCTCAACCTCAGAAGAGTACGAAGCCACCATCAGTGCCTTCTACAGCCCTGAAGAGTTCGATGAGTGCGACGGGATCGGAACACTTCAGCCGGGACTGCAGACAACCCAACAGCGTCGAAAGTCGTTTGGGTTTAGCTACCGAACCAAGGTGGCCAACGATGTGGACGGCGTCGATCATGGTTACAAGATTCACATCGTGTATAACGCCTTGGCGTTGCCTGCGCAGCGAAACTACGAGACCATGAACGACAACCCAGAAGCGCCATTAATCAACTGGTCGGTGACGACGAAACCCGTCGTCGTTCCCGGGATGTCTCGCAGCGCACATTTCGTCATCGACTCACGTTTCGGCATCCCAGATGCTGTGTCGAATCTTGAGGAGATTCTTTACGGAACCGCCACGTCTCCTCCAATGCTTCCGACCCCAGACCAACTGCTTGGGTTGTTCACAGCACCATTCGAATTCGTCGTTACCGATCTTGGTGGCGGAGTGTTCAGCATATCCTCCGGTTTGTCCGTTATCGACATGGGCGCCGGAGTCTTCCAGATCACTCACGCAAACGTTGTCCTACTCGGCGGTGGCGTCGCTCAGATCAGTTCGCCTTAACTGAAGGGAATATTCGCATGGCCACTGTCGACGTTTACAGCCAAACAAAGACCGACGAACTACTGGCCGAGAAGCGTGTAAGAACGCAGGAAGAGATCACGTTCACCACCGACCTCGACGAAGTTTTCATCGAGAAGGCTACAGTCGTCGACGACGCGTCCAGCACTTCCGGATGGGTCGATCGAATCGTCATGTTCTTCAAGCCTTCTGCGATCCTTCCTTCTCGAATGGTTCACTGGCTGAATGAATACTTCGAGCTCCGAGTGGCTCCGGCAAAGCACAACACGGTGGCCTTTCGCATATTTGTTCGAGACAGCGACACCGTCCAGACCACCGCAAGAAACATGGACGTCCCGCTCATGGAGATGATGGACGACCGAGTCAACAGGAATCCTCTTTGGGGTCTTTATCCTGGGGCGGAAATCCGGGTCAACGAGGTTCCCATGAACTACGCCATGGTCCTCGGTCCTCTCGACACCATCCCTGCAGGCACGCCCGCCAACACGATCATCGTCCGGACGACCTAATGACCACCACGCTTGAAACCTTCGATGCTGGCTTCCCTGGAGATACGGTTGCATCTGGGGTTAATGGCATCAACGCCATCATCGAGGGAACACAGACTTACGAGACCGGCTACCACGGGGCAACTCGAGTTCGAGCTGGAGGATCAGCAAATACTGCGAACACGCGATTTCGGGTCAATCTTGGTCTATCCGGAGACCATTACGGCTCGGTCTACTGTATCAACAAGACGGCGCATGGTAGTGGCAGCTCCGCGGTAAACTTTCTCTATATCGTGGACAACTCGAACGGCCACTTAGTTCGATTCCGAGTCAAACCGTCTAACGCGTTGTCGCTTGTGAACGCTGCGGGAACAGAACTGAGTGCTGGTGCAGCTGGAGATGTTCCAGTCAATTCGAATTTCCGTTTGGATTGGCATCTGAGCGGAACTACTCTCGACTGGCGCCTTTTCTACGATCCTGAGGCAGCATCGACAGACACCCCAGACCGTTCTGGAACGGCCACTGTTACCTCAGCTACTGCAGCAGCCGTACACCTTGGTGGTCAGAGCAGTGCCTCAATCATCAAGGACTGGTCCTTCGACACCTTTCGGGCCACGAATACAGGATCGTGGTACGGGGCGTACGAACCCCCAGTGGTGGATTCTGGTGTAACTGTGTGGAACGGAGTCTCAGAAGTTCCGGCAACGATAAGTATCTGGAACGGAACAGCAGAAGTCGCCGTCGGTTCCGTCGAAATCAACCCGTAACAGAGGAGCCGAGATGTTATCCGTCACATCAAGTGGCTCTTTCAAGAATACTGAACAATTCTTGAGGGCCATGCTCAGGTTGGATTCCATCATCTCGGCTGCTATGCATGCCGGCGGGAAAGAGGGCGTAAACGCGCTTGCCTCGGTCACGCCGAAAGAGTCTGGACGAGCCGCCAGTTCCTGGGGTTACGAAGTTGCAAAGTCTGGTGGAGTCCATACTCTCACCTGGACGAACACGGACATCGAAGACGGATTCCCAGTCGTAATTATGCTGCAGTACGGCCACGGAACTGGGACCGGAGGATATGTGGCCGGTCAGGACTTTATCAACCCAGCAATCAAACCGATATTTGACCGAATTGCCGACAAAGTGTGGAAGGCGGTGACATCAGCATGAGCAGTATCGATGTGCGCGTTGTTCAGATGAAGTTCGACAACGCACAGTTCGAGGCCGGTATTAGGAAAACTCTTGGCTCTCTCCAGACACTTAACAAAAGCCTGCAACTTACTGGGGCCACCAAGGGTCTTCACGATGTCGCCGCTGCTGGGAAGAACGTCCAACTAGGTCATATTTCCACCGCCGTACAAGGTATCGCCGACAAATTTCGAGCCCTATCGGTCATAGGCGTTACTGCACTCGCGTCAATCACACACGCAGCAGTCTCCGCCGGCGGAAGACTCATCAAATCTCTTACTCTCGACCCCGTCATCAAGGGTCTTAGAGAGTACGAGACGAACCTGAACTCGATCCAAACCATTCTCGCGAACACTGGTCTTCAGGGCGAAGCTGGCCTCAACAAGGTCAACGCAGCACTTCAGCAGCTTAACGACTACGCAGACCAGACCATCTTCAACTTTGCTGAGATGGCCAGAAACATCGGCACTTTCACAGCTGCCGGCGTAGACCTTGACGTCGCAACTTCTGCAATCAAGGGTATTGCGAACTTGGCTGCTGTGTCAGGCTCGAGCGCACAACAGGCCTCAACGGCCATGTATCAACTGTCACAAGCTATTTCGGCGGGTACGGTCACGCTTGAGGACTGGAACTCGGTAGTTAACGCCGGGATGGGTGGCGCGGTCTTCCAGAACGCTCTCATGGAGACCGCAAGAGTCCATGGCGTAGCCGTGGATCAA